ACGGTGCTGAAACTTTAGTTGAGATTGATCCCGTCCGACTCAATGGAGCATTTAACTACAAAGCTGTCACTACAAATCAGGACGTTGCAGATGCGACAGCGGTTTCCTTCACCTGGACGGGAGGAACGATTAAACCGCTGGCACCAACAAACCTTAGAGGCATCCGCGATTCAGTTAACAACTTGCTGATTTTATGGGATCGCCGGAGTCGCATTGGAGCAGGCTTGCGCCCCTACTCCGATGTTCCACTGGGGGAAGAAAGAGATGAATACTTAGTTGAGGTTCCCGCAGCGGTTCCGCCTCGGTCATGGCGAGTGATTCCGACTACAACGACTACGACGGTTCCCGCATTCCTGACAGCGATAACGTCGTTTGGCGGATCAATCGACAAGAATAATCTAACAGGCAGCGACAATTCTGGCGATGATTGGGCGCGATCACTTGAGAATATCCAAGTCGCTGGCAATACAATCGAAGGAACGCTTGCAGCAGGGAGTACGACAGGCGGGTTTCCCATAAGCAGATTAGGCGCGATCACAACGACTGGTGATACGCTGACCGATGCACACTTCTACATCTACGTTGACAGGGTGAACATATCGGGCGACAATTTCGCGACGTTGCAGGCTTACGCCTACGGCAGCGTTCTAGCGAGTATTGATTTGGGTTCTGTCGCTGTTAAGGCTCTTTGGGTGCGCCTAGAGTTGATTGAAAACCGCGTGCGTTTCTACTATTTCAGCAATGTTGCTGATGAGCAGAGATGGATTCTTTTTGCTGAATCCGCGACAGCCCCGACTTTCCCTTACAATGTTTTTGCTTCGGCTTCACGCGCCAGTGCGTCAGTAAAAGAGATCATGATGACAATGCAAGGCCAGGCGTCAACGACGTACACCGCCGCGCAGCAAACCTCAGACGGGTTTACTCCGGGGAACCCTGTAACAGTTCGTGTCCGACAACTGAGTGCGATAGTTGGACAAGGAGACTATGCAGAAGCCGCCGTGTAGAGTTGAAAACTTATGAAGTTGCTATTACTTATTATTTCGTTATCGGTGAGTATTGCGTTTAGCCAATACGACGAACAGCCTTCGCCGATGCTATGCATAGATTGCGATCTAACACCAGAAGCAACACCAAGCCCGACGCCCGAACCCTGGCGCTGTTTCAAACAACCATCCGGCCCGATGATGTGCGAGTAGAAAAATGAGTAATTTAACCAACAGTTACGCGACGACGCCTGTCAACGAACAAGACGCCAACAAGGTCGTAACCTATAATGCCGCCCTCCAGATACTCGACTCGGCAATCAACGGTCGATTAGCAATCTCCACCACTGGAGGGACTACCACCCTCACTGGAACTCCTGCCGCGCCCCAAGCTCAAAACATGTTTCTGGACGTTTCAGGGACTTTAACCTCGAATGCCATCATTGAGATACCCGTTGCGGCCGGAACAGGCAGAAATCGAATCTATGTCGTAAAGAACGGCACTTCAGGGGCATTCACTCTTACGGTTAGAAAAGTAGGCGGCACAGGCGTCACAGTCACCCAGGGCAACACAGGATTCGTTTTCTACAATGGAACGGATATAGCCTATGCAACTCCTCAGATTATTTCGTCAACGGGTGGGCTGTCATTTGAGGGAGCATGGACTGCTTACACGCCGACGGCTACTCCCGCTATCGGATCGTTCACAACTCTTGGCACTGTAACCGGTCGTCATAAAGCAATCGGCAAGACTTGTTTCTTTCAAGTCAAGGTTCCAATCACAACAAACGGTTCAGCGGGCGGGGCTGTTGATGTCACTCTGCCTTTCACTGCATCAGCGTTTCAATTTCAAGTTACGGGCGAGGAAACTCAAGCCACAGCTAACCTTCTCTACGGTGAAATTAGCGCATCGGGCACGGTAGTTAGAATCCGAAAATATGACGGCACTTATCCAGGGGCCGATGGCTACACATTAGTAGTTTCAGGGGTCTACGAAATAGCATGAGCCTGTTAGTTGTTAATTGAGTAATGAGCCGTCATATTCCTGACTACGATGAATGCCAATGGCAATGCGTTTGCGGCCAATGGAATCCTGCGCGATGGCAACATTGTCGGCATTGCAAGGAATCTAAACTTGAGCAACCGGAGGATCGGCAACGGCTTCTAGAACAGATAGCGCGGGAGCATCCAAGAGACAGTAAGTAAGTGGCACAGAAATGTAATGGAAGATCAACCCCCAAGAATTCAAGCTGGCCCCCTATTATCAGACCCGTCCGCGTTAACAACGGCTCAACTGTGGAGAGAGATCGCCGCACTAAAAGAACTCTTTAGCGCTGAGATTGACTCGATAAAAACGTCAATCAAGGTGGCCCATGATGACATGGTTCGAGTTCCAACTGAAGTGCAGAAGCAGGTTGGGGGTCTCAAGGAGTTACACGAGCAACGATTTCGAGATGAAGCTGCTTTGCGAGATGAGAAATTTGCTAGCGTACAAAGGCAGTTTGAAGCGGTAAAGGAAGCTGGAAATAAGAGCGAGTCGGCCTTTACGAAACAGGTTGATCAGATTGAGGCGTTGATTGGCAGTACATCTAAGAGCTTTGAGAGTCAACTAAAGACTTTGGAGGAGCGTGTCAATCGAGGTGAAGGCCGAGGCGAAGGACACGTAGCAGGGCGAGTGACCCAGCAGCAGATGATAATGATGATCGTCTCGTTGATCGTTTCGTTAATTGTGATTGGGAGTGTGGTTGTAGGAATTGCTTACGCGATCAGGCCATAGGTCAGATTGCTACGGCTCTGCGTCAACGCACAAGCAGATGCTCGGAATGATAATGAAAAAATGCGAGCACTGTGGCCGAAAGTATGACAAAGGCTTCCGTGGTTTGCTCACCTTGCTTGTTGTCGTTTTGACGTTCGGCCTCGCTTACATTCAAATTATTAAAGGCGGCTCGGAAACGTTAATTCCGCCTTGGGTCGGAGTAATCCTTGGCTCAGTCATCTCCATGTATTACCAGTCAAAGGGCGGTGAGCGCATGCGCGAGATTACGCATGAGCAGAGCGGCTCAAGTATCGACAAAGGAGTAAAGGACTGAAAATAGAGTTGATTAACGATTGGGTCATTTGCTCTCGCTGTACCCAGTATCGTCGTCAGCGCGATATGCTTAGCAAGATATGCCTTGAGTGCCGCAGCCAGCCGCCCGATAAAAAATCAGTACCACTTCATACCTTAACTGCGGTATTCTTTCGTGAGCCGCTGCGTCAGGCAGCAAGACGATTAAGGAGGGGAAAATAGCAATGTTAGAAGATGGGCGTAAGGATCAACCAGACGATGCCGAGGAACAGCCATCAACTCAAGAGGTCGAGGAAGGTGGTGGAACACCTCCGCCGCCTCCACCGCCTCCGGGGGAAACTTCAGGACCGGGAAATCCAAGTCCGGGCGGTTAAGAAATCCGTGATTGTCGCTGTACCAAAACACGAGCCAGTTAAGTACATGTGGGCGGTATTTCAACGCCGCCCCATTACTTCTTTGTCGTGGTGGAGGCGATGGTTAGTCAGGCGGGTATATTGGCTAGTCGATTGGCAAACTGCTGACGGCGAAGAGAAGCAGGCGATTTGCTCATCGGAAGCAACGGCCAAGGCGATGGTTGCTGCCGGTGGGCCAAATTGGTTCTATCACCGGTTGCCGGTTGATGCCACGCTTCCTGCTGACACTTGCCGGTTAGACGGCGTAAGGTTTCCACTATCCGACGCCTCAAGGTTATACGAAGCTCATGGCAAAAAACCCGTTCCGGTTGTCTGTCCTCATACCGGGGAAGCATGCCGCCCGTATGATTCAATCAGTCGCAAAGATTTAATGCGCGTGACTAAAGAGCTAGACAAACTAAACACAATTCAAGCCCGATGAAATGCAGCAACCTTTGTCACCGACCCATACTTGGACACAACTCGCCGCCTATGGCTTAGTTGCAATTTTTGCTGCTGGTGTTGGTTACCTTACTACTTGGTTAAATAGGAAGAAGCCCGCCGCTGAAGTTCACGAATCAATTACCCGGTCTGATTTAAACAAAGCTCAAGCTGATAGTCTGCGGGTGCGTAGCCAATTAGACGCAGGAGAGATGCTGTCCCGTATCTTTGAGCAGTTATTTGAGGCGCAGGATCGAGCGCATGAATTGATCGAGGAATTGGAGTCAGCTAAGCGGCAACTCGCCCGCATTCCCGCAATGGAGATTGAGTTGCAATTACTGAACGGGCAAGTTGAGCGAGCAAGGCGACAGGGGTTTCTAGCTGAGATTAAGGGTGAGGGCGGCAATCCGGCGGCGAGTCCGTAAAATTTTGTTGGTTGTAAATAATAGGATGATGTTACAATGCGGCTGCGTCGGCACTGCAAGCAACCTTCTATGTCCTTCAAAGAATTGTCTACAACCTCAGTCGGCTTGATGAGCACATAAATCATGGCTAATTGGCGTCTCGCTAAATCGCTTGAGAAGCTGCGGATTCAGATTAACGCAGCGCATCCGACTCGCTCACGGGTTAGTGATGGAAGTGTTGGGGATATCTCGCATTCCAAACGCAAGAGCGATCATAATCCGAATGCACGAGGCGTCGTTACAGCAATCGACATCACGCATGATCCGGCAAACGGCGTTGACTGCAATACTCTCAGCCACCAATTAGTCAAAGACCGCAGAACCAAGTACATCATCTGGAACAGTAAAATCTATCGCAGGTACAAACCAGAGTTGGGCTGGGCGGCCTATACCGGCAGCAACCCGCATGACAAGCATTTGCATATTTCAGTGCTAGGCGCTGCGGGGCTGTACGATGCTGACTCGCCGTGGGACTTAGCGCCAGTCGCGCAATCGCCTGTTAACCGTCGTACTCTGAAGCGCGGTGACGAGGGTGATGATGTAAAGGAGTTGCAGCGGCGGCTAGGCGTAGTCGCGGACGGAATCTTCGGTGCGAACGTTGAACACGCTGTCCGTGAATTTCAAGCGCATCACAAGCTAACGGTCGATGGGCGAGTTGGCCCCGCAACCTATGCAGCGATGTTTAAGACTTAACCACAAAGGAGAATCTCAATGGACATAGTTCGCAAACTGTTCGGCTCACGCAAATTTCTGGTGCTGCTGGCTTCCAGTATCGCCTTACTGATTACCAAGTATCTCAAAATACAAGTTGATGAGGATACGGTTTTACAATTCGTGATTCTCATCGGCGGCTACTTAGTTGGTCAAGGCATTGCCGATGTTGGCAAGGGCGCGGCGAAGGTTAACGCTATTTCTGCGCTCACGTCTGATTCGTCTGTGTCGGCTTCTGAAACAAAGAAAGCTATCGAAGACGTTAAGAGTGTGTAATGGAAACAATCTTTCGATGGCTGGCTCGCATGTTAGCCGGGATTCTGGAGAGGTATGCCGATCCCGATCTGGAAGCAAGGCTGAAGTCGTTTAATGACCGCGTCACCCAAGCGGAACAGAAAGCGTTAGATGCTGCGGAACTGGCTCGACAATCAGAGGTGGCTTATGCGGCGTCCGTGGAGAATCGCAAGCGATGGGATGCACTGTTAGCTGAATCGAAACTCCAAGAGCAGGCATCGGAGGAGCGGTTGCGGGCAAGTCAAGAGCGAGTGAGGGTGATTATAGATGAAACTAAGAAACTTAATGATGCCGTTCGCAGTCGCAGCGATGATGATGCTTTCGGCGGCGGTGTGCCAAAGCCAAAGAATAATTGAACGGCTGCCTGATGGGTCGATTCGCGTAGAGATTGATGACAAGCAATATCTCGCCATCACGCGCGAGCAACTTGACTCGTGGCAGATTCTCCAGAATAACTTTGACGCTGCACAGAAGGTCAATACAGAGCAAGTTACCCAAATACGCGAACTAACCCTGCAAGTCGAATTAAAGGCCGCACAAGCCGCGCTGGAGAAGCAGAAGGCAGATAGTCTCCAAACCGACTTTGAACGCGCTAGAGAGGATGCTAGGCGCAATTTCGGGCTGTTTATGAGTGAGCGGGAACTGCGGGTAGAGGCTCAGTCGTTTATTCCTAAGGGCAATGCGTCGGGCTTCTGGGGTAAGGCGTTGGACTTTCTCAATTCCCAGCCAGCGCAGATCGGCTTCAAACTTGTCATTCCTACGGCGCAGGCGATCAAGGTGTTTGCCGGAAGGTGTCAATGAGGTTTCTCCATTTCCTATTTGGACACTGGTGGCTGCGTGTTCCATTTAGTGAGCCGGTACGAGGGACAGATGAATGGGGGTTGAAAGGGCAGGACGAAGTTAATATCGCGGATTTATCTATTCGGCGGCGCTGTCTTTTATGTGCAAAGGTGCAAAAGCAAACAGGGCGGAAGTGGAGGAAGAATCTGACGTATATAGCCGTGTGGGAAGATGAGCTAGTTTAGCGTCAACAATCAATCAATTTAATTAGGGCTATAGTCCAGTTCGCCGCTGTGCCGCTTTGTGCTGTATTTCGATAGCTTTATCCAACCAGTCGGCTAATGTCCTAATTTCCATTCCCATTGCGGCGGCAATCGTATTCTCAAGTGTTGCACCCTTTGACTTCTCACAACCCTCTAAAGTAGCGATGCCTTCACAATCTAGTAGCGCGCGAATATCTACCTTCATGCATTCTTTCCAATCAAGAGTAGTATCCGTTACCAACTCATGCGGACTAACAACTTCATAGCCTGCGGCGCGTAACTGCTTGGTGGCTGATTCGAATGTGGGATAGTTAAAATCAAGATAGCCGGTCATTGGGCCGGAAACATACAAGCGTATAGGTCGCATAGGTGTTGTATCCTTTCATACGCGCGAGCGGCCGGTAGCCGTTGACGGAAAAGAATTGGGCTTTGATTGTAATCAAAATAGCGACTCCGGTTGCTCAACTATCCGCGCTGGCTTAGCAGGCTTAATCGGCTCATCGTAGGTTAGTGGCTCAGGAAGATTTAGCAGCCGATGCTGGGCGATAGCGCAATATTCTTCCTCTTTCTCAATCCCAATAGCTTTATACCCTAACTGCTTTGCTGCTATAAGCGTGCTGCCTGATCCGGCAAACGGGTCGAGCACTATTCCGTTTGGTAGAGTAATGAGTTTGATTAGGTATTGCATTAAGGCTAGAGGCTTGACTGTTCACGTAGGATGGGAATTACGCACTCCCATCCTTTGCCCGCCTCCTACGGGCGCGCTTGTCAGCCACGACTTTATTGACGTGGCAAGGTCGGCATCGACCATATAGCGGCCATCCTTCTTTGCTGAGATACCAGTTTGACGCATTAATGGGCTTTGAAATTCCGCATAGCTTGCAAGGTTTCCGCCATTGGCCGTCACGCCAAACGCAGCCGCCATGCAGCCGTTTGTGTGCGGTTGGGCTGAGGAGTTCCAAGTTTCCAATTTCGTTATCAATTTTGTTTCCGTTTCGATGATGGATTTGATAGCCGGGTGGAATATGTCCGTTGTAGGACTCCCACACAAGCACATGCTCCATACGAAACCTTCGCTCGTTTGGATCATAGATTCGGCGGTAGCCTTTTTTGCTAATGCTACCGTATCCTCCAGGAGCCTTTGATTGAGGGCCGCGAATACCCATGATCGGGAAGGGTAGCAAACTAGCGCAGCACAGTCAAGCAATTGAACGCCGCCACTGAGTCCTGCATTGCGTTCTTCTTGAGAGGCTTTCGCGCAAAAGAAGAAACGGGCTGCAGAACCGAAATCGCCAAATCCCGACGTGTTGGTGATATTGGGATTAGTTTCGCCCTGAAACAACTTGCCCTTTTGTAAGTCTTTCATGCCGCCGCCTGCACTTATCCCTGTCTCAGGAAACCCCGCCAGCACTTCATCCGATCCATGGTTCGGCAGCTTCCGAAACAGGGCTTTCAGATGGCTAGGCAGCAAGTTGTAGGTTTTCTCTTCGATCCTCACGATAGGTTCTCCCGTGATGCGCGTAGTGGCATCGCTGGCAAAGTGTTTGGCCGTTGTCTAAATCCCAAAATGCCGTGATGCCGCGTGCTTCATCTCGCGTCTTTACTTCATAAAGTTCGATCAGCATCACGAGTTCGATAATGTGATGGCTTTCCACTTGATCGGCACTACCGCAGCGAACGCATTTGCCGCCGTCTCTTTCCTTCACCGCGTCCATCCATTTTCGGTTTTCATTCATCTGGCGGATTGCGATGTTGAGTTTTGTCGCGCCGCCTTTCCATTTGTAGTGATTCTCTCCGCGCATCTGCTCGCCTCTGGCGGCGAGTTCGTCAGGGTGTGACGCCCAATACTTTCGGTTCGCTTCTGAAACTTTTTGCTTCATCGCTTCGCTTTGCTTGCAACCCGTCCGGCGGTTATCGCCCTTCACCCTGCCGCGTGATAGCCCCGCTCGTTGCGCTTCGGTGATACCTGAAATCTTCTGTGCTTCGGCTCTGTGCGTCATACACGCAACATGCCTCACTTTCGCCAACTCATACGGACGGCGATAAAGCGGCTTATCACAGACCAAGCATTTGCAATTAGGCGTTCTCATAAAGCCACTGAAACAGTTCTTTCTTTTGCTCTGCGGTCACACTTGCGCAAAGTTCGTATTCATCTTCGGGATAGGACAGAATCACGTTTGCGGGCCAGCGGCCTAACGGATTGCTCTCGGCGGGATTAGGGCGAACTTCAACGCTGCGTTTGTCACTGCTGTAGTGGTGTGATTTACCGCCGGGGCCGTTTGGATACGAATACACGTCAACGGTTTCGATCCTGCATCCATCAACATTCAACCCGCCCGTTCCGTGCTGTAAGACGTTCTCTGCGACGGTTCCGATAAGAGGCTTACGAGCTAACACAATCGGCTCGTGTGCGGGGCGAGTTTCAGGCGGCAGGCTTTCTTCGAGATGTGTGATAGCAGATCGTAGAGCAGAATTTGCGACGCGAGCCGCCGCCGTGAAACCGGCTTCCGCACCGTTGGCAGATGTGAGCACCTGACGTAACGAAGCAAGTACGCGAGCAGTATGCTCTTGGGTGAGCCTCAAGCTCTTTGGCCCGTCGCTCAAATTGCTTTCCGCAACCTCTACATTTAGCAACTCGCCAACAGGAAGGGACGCGTCCCGGATGATGCTCGCGGGCATGATCTCCGATAGATAAGAGTTCAAGGTTTTTAATGCGGTTGTCAGACCGATTATGGTTTCGGTGGTGAACCTGCTCCCACGATTCAAGAGCGTGTCCAAGATGTCGTTCCATGACGACGCGATGCTCAAGCAGGTTGAGACCGTTTCCTGTGAGCTGCACGTAGCCATCCGCTCGCACCACCCGTCTAACGATGGCCCACGAAGCACGGCGGCAAGCAGTAGAGCAGAAGCGGACGCCTCGCCTGACACGCTTGGGCTTGACGCTAAAATCACTTCCGCACTGTTCGCACTTGATAGTAATTGGCATAGCAGGCTCCCGATTAAATGCTGGGTTTCTGCTACTAGTTTACTCTCAATAAGAACAGGAGTCAAGGGTTTACGAGCCCATATTATTGGCTCATGGCTTGGCTTCAATGCTGTGCCCCAACCGCTCCATTGCTTTGCTTCTTCGGTTGCGGGAGCGGTCGCGTCATAAGAAGGGGCAAACACGCCGAGGCTATGCGTCTGACTTGACGCCGCTCCCTTAGCTCGTCCGATTACTCCCCGTTCTGCGCCCGCTGCCGCGTCAATTGCCTTGCTAACGTCTAAACTTTTGGGAAATCCTGAGCCGTAAATCCATTGAATTTGATCCCGAATCTCAAACCCTGCATCTTCAATCGCGCAAGCTAATCGGTGGTAAGTACGCGATCCTCCGAAGGCGAGAAGATGTCCACCGGGCTTCAAGACGCGCAAACATTCTTTCCAGACTTCGACGTTGTAAGCGATGCCAGAGCGATCCCAAGACTTACCCATGAATCCCAACTCGTAAGGCGGATCGGTAACGACTGAATCAACGGAGCAATCAGCAAGATACGGAAGCGCATTAAGAC